CTTTGACGTTGTAGAGAATGATGGTCTGACGGCCAACGCTCGTAGCAGGGTCGTCGTTCGTGATTTGGATCGTGAAGTAAGGCATCGCACCCGTCTTGCGATAGTTATAGACCATCTGACGGAACTGGGGCGTGCCGTAGTAGAGATCCATTGAGCCGCTGAATGTGATGCCCGTTGTCTTTTTCTGCACCAGACGGGTTCCAACGACTTTCATGTCGGCCTCTTCCAGGGACGAATCGACCTGAATTTTTTTCATAGAAAACATCTCAACCTGCTGGCCGTTGATCGTGCAGAATGCCCGGCCCTCTTTCCCGTTGAGGGTGTCGCGTTCGAGTAAATATGCCATTGCTTACCTCCAATTAGGAAATGGTGATGTTGACGTAGATCTTTTCGATGCTATCGACCGGCTGACAATAGACCTCAATCACAACAGCGTCGGAATCGATGCCCTTGATGACAGTCACGTCGTCCGGGTTGACATTCTGCAGGGCGCGGTTTCCCTCGTAACGGCTCATAAGGTCGAGAATCTCACCCTTGAGAGCTGCGCGGCCATCGTCGTTGTTGTCGGTAACGCCGATGTGGTAGAGGGCGAACGTTTTGTAAATGTCATTGCACAGACCGAAGACGGTACGGACAACGCGGTTTTTGCGGAATGCACGGCCTTTGTTCGTCGAGAACGAAGTAAAGGTGTTGATGTCCGTAAGAACCTGAATCTTGCCAAACTGGCTAATGAAAGCGATGTGGCCGCTATTTATTGCCGATTCCTGCTGTGAAGCGGTGAGTTTCGGTGTAACGTCCACAGCGTCCGGATGCGAGGCGTAAGTAAGCGATTCGTTTACGTTCGCACCGGCAGAGGCGCCACCAACCCACCAGGTCAGTTTCTGGCTGTCGAGTTCGGTGCCGTCATTGAGGGTAACGGACTGGCTGTAAACAGAAATGACGCACTCGGAATCGTTGGCCAGATTGGAAACGACCGCCTGACAACGCTGTCCCTCATCGTTTGAGAGACGTTTTACAAAGTCGCAGTAAGAGGCTTTGATCGAAGCATCCGAACTGTCACAAATAACGACATCGAACTTCTCAGGCTCCAGAGCGGCGAGGAAAGAAGCGTATTCCGAAGAAGCAGCCGTGCCATTCGATCCGCCTGTAAGGGCAGTGAGAACACCGGGACCAAATGTTGCCGACCCAGACCCCGCATCCTCGCCGCCCGAAAGCTGTATCACAATGGGATTTTCGGAATCATATTCGGATGTTACTGTAATATCGCCTGTAAATAATACAAAATCCGTTATGGCGACGTCGTCGTGTGTGCCATCATCCGTCAATTCGTTCAATGTATCAGCAACGACATACGTCCCGTCTTCGCCACCTCCCGCACCAAAATGCGAAGAAAAAACTTCTTCCGCCCCGTTATAAATGTCAACAATAATGGCTGAACCGTTGTCATAAATTTCTACCTTAAGGCCATTTCCTGCGCTTCCGGCATCAGCGGCCTCAATTATCAGGTCTGCCGGCACTTTCGCGAATGTCCCTGTGGCTTTTGCCGACGCACTGCCGCCGGAAAGGTGAATTGTGAGTGGGTCGGCATCATATTCCGGAACGCTCGCCGGATCTAATACACCGCTGAACGTCATATAATTTGTGATGGGGTTATTCCCATCATCGTGAAATGCGTTCAATTTTTCCGCTGTAACGGGCTCATCTGCGCTCAAGTTTCCTGCGGATGAAGTCACATATAGATTCCCATTCTTGTCATAAGCAGAAAAGTCAATATAAGAATCTCCATAATGCGGATTTGACTTCTGAAACGTTACATATATTTCATCCCCGTCTACACCCGCTTCGGCCGCTTCTATGGATAAAACGGGGTACTGCCCATGCGCTTTCGTGGGGGCACCGCCTCCACTTTCCGCAGAAAAGTCCACATAGTCGTTAGACACAAGGTCGCTCACTTGGGACGCCTGCTGAGCATCAACCTCGGTGCCTTTAAGGAACGTATGAACGGTATAAGGGGAAGCCGATCCCGTTACACTGACGGAGAGGTTGTTGCCAAATGCACCGTTGTTTTTGGCCGTAGCAACGACACCGCCCGTTGTAGCCGTAGCTTTAGCCGCACCCGTTCCTGCAAGCGTATAAACGAGAATCTTACTTGCGCCTGCCGTGCGGTTGGTGCCTTTAAGGATCTGACGAACGAAAAGCATCTCATCATCGCTGATAGCGTGACCTAACTTTTCGCAATCAGATACGTCTTCGATAATATAGAATTTATTAGTTTCTACCCAGTCGCTTAACCACGCTATCGCAACCGTTCCACGTTCGCCCATCTGAGCAAGCGACGCAGGTTTTGATTTGTAATTGATGTAAACGCCCGGCCTGACCTTATTCTGGTCGATCCAAGTTCCACCTGCCATAATACCTCCTTATGTTTTGACAATAGCCTTGATGGCCTGTCATATTCGGTTTTTGAATGTTTGGGATTGATTATATATGCTTTCAACAAACTTTTGAATACAATTTTAGTGTGTATTCAATGATTTATACACGTTTTTCAATGTGGATCGCTCCCCATTACAAACTCGCTGTAAATTGTGACTGCTCCCTCCGGCATAATGAACGTGTTGTCCGTAACCGGGATATTCCGCGCCCCACACATGACCCGAATCGTCTGGAGCATATAGTCTTTATCCGGGTAGGCTGTGACCGTGACAACCCTGTCTTTCTGTGCTTTCGCCCTATCCGTCTCAACATGGCCATTCTCAGACGGTTCCACTGTAATGTCATAGAAGGGCGGTTCGGGCGGCTGATTCTTCAGGAAGACAGCCAAATCATCAATGACCTGCATCTTTGTTTCCGGCTCTTCCGTCTCACTCACGCGGAATTTGAGCGTTACAGAATAACAAAGACAGTCTAATTTCAGTTGCCACGAACGATCTATGCAGTGCGTTTTAAACTGGGTGCCGTAAATTGTCAGGTATTTGAGTTCTGTATTAAGAGCATCGGCCACCGTGCTATATGAATCGAATGTGCGCGGCATGTTCAATTCTAACATGTAATACAGGTCGATCCCGTATGTTAGCCACGCACGCTTGTCCAAATCGCGTGTAATGGTCACGGGGTCACGATGGACAATAAACCACGCTGGGAGCTTTGTTCCCTGCTGGTTCGGGTTGTCATAGATATGCGCACCCGGTGTAACCTTGTTAATTACATCCGAAAAACTTTTGTGTACGAGCGGCGTATCTAATACAACTCCCATTGTAATTTACCCCAAACATGATTATTGTTCCGACACTCCAAACTTTGCGTTTGTCTGCACCATGAGGATTTCTAATGCTTCTGCAAATCGTTCTTGTGCCTTTTCTACCATATTTGCAGGCGGAACGTACTTTGTTTTTGTACCCACAACCAAACCAAATAACTGTTCCCCACTTATTGGTGTATATCTGGATATAAGGCCGGAAGAATCAATATAGAGCCACGGAACAAAGTGTTTTTTCATTGTATGCCCGTCATTCACAAATGACGCATACTGCATATTGTTCATTAAATGAACTACCGTGTCTCCGTTCTCTAACTCTTCAATATACGATTCCCAATGGTCTGCAAGGGCGCCTGTTACTGCATTTGTTCCACGCGGCGCGCCCATTGGCGGCGTCGTTTCCTTCGCCCGCAATACCATTTCTTTTGCCGCATCTTTGATATTCTGCCGCACCTCGTCTTCATAGGATATACATTCCTGATTGACTTCTTTGGCGAATTCTTCGGCATTTGTTTCGGATCGCTTGGCCATTATTCAACTCTCTGCTCGTTGTATAGTGCAACCTGTATATGCTCAATATCACACCATACTCCGCCGAACGGCATTCGATATTCGTTCGGACGGCCCGCGAAATAGCGCGTATCAATTGGGGTTGGATCGCCATTGTTCCCATAGCGATGAACTATAATTTCATCCCCTGCCCTTATATCCAGTCCAATATCACAGCAAAGCGTATTCCCGCCGCTCGTTGTTGCGGCCTGCTCGCTCATTTGGATGTCAGGGGTCGGGTTATTGTATGCGCGACAAGGTATACCCTTTAATACCTGCTGTCGTGTGTGTTTTGTGATTCCACCGTCCAAAGTCTCTACAACGCGGTATGAATCGAATGTGTCTGTATAGGTGTAGTGTGATGGCCAATGGAACATAGAAGCCTCCTAAATCACGTATGCCCCACCTATGCAGTAAATGCGTGCTAATGAAGCGTATTGTTGGCCGTATGAGGTCAAATTGAATTGGCCCCAGTTCTGGGTCGCCTGTGTGACGTTCGATGTGTCGTAGGATACAGACGCGTCGCCGAGGGTAGCGCTGGAGACGATGCCTAACAGCGCCCCGGAGTCTGCAACCTGCGCCGCAGACTTCGACCCGTCAACGTTCCCCCGGCTTTGACGCAGATACGCAGTGACATAGTGGGCGACAAAGAGACCACACGCAAAGCGCCACATCTCCTCCCAACGAGCCTGTGAAACTGTCTGATTGCACATGGCAATAAACATATTCATAAGCGTCGCAGGGACGAAACCTTCACTTTCGGTATTCTCTTTTTTGAACTGCGGAAAGTCCTCGTAGAACATTGCCAAGGTATAAGCACCTGGCTCCCCTTCAACAATGTTCGAGGCGAGTGCCTTGTAATGCGCAGCTTCTATTTCGCCATTGCCCCACATAACCTGCACCAATGCTACTTCTTGTTGTTTTTCTTTGACTGTTCGTCTTTCGCAACGGCAACATCGACACTCTTGTTGTCAATGTGGGCCGTGACAAGTCCGGCATCGCAAAGAGCTTTGAAGAACTCATCGTGTTCAACCCACTCGGGCGGGCAGCCGATGAAGCCGTTGTCTGCGTGGTACTTTTCGCCATCTTTGCTGGTGAGCGTGAATGCCTGTTTGGAATAGATAATCATGCTGTTCACCCTTATTAGATACCATCGACGAGAAGGACGGTCTGGTTATAGAAAAGTTCGACCTCGGAAATGTTGGCCGTGTAAACCGAATCATAGGAGAGGGTCTGAACGTTGGGCTGGGTCATGGAACGGGCAAGAGGTACAAGCTCCTCGACCGAAAGGAAGCGCTCATTGTGAACATAAACGGCCATACGGGCAACGCCGCCAACACCGGCAGTCTTGCACCACGGGCACGGAGCGATTACGAGTTCATAGCCATTGAGTTTGGTCACATTGTTTTCGAGCAGGTAGGTGAGGATCGACTTGTCAGCGTACTGGCTCACTTTCTGCGTTGCGATATAAGCGAAATGCTCGTGAGGAATGATGACGTGGTTAGGAATGGCTGAGGCATCGTTGCCGCAGGCTTCCCAAACGGTATTGATGGCATCATTGATGTCGTTCAGGATTTCGTCCGGAGTTTTATGTTTCCAGTCGCGGGCAGTACCACCGGCATTAAGAGCAGCATTCTGGACGGTGATGTTTGGGTTATTGAGAAGGCCGTGGGTGCCATAGGAGGCAATACCCATATAGACGTTACGATCCATGTGTTTGTCATAAGACAGACGAACACCATCGGTCAGAAGAGCGTCAAGGGACTTGCCGGTCAACTGCTGGCGCTGCATATCAATGAACGGAACGCGAAGAATCGTCGAAAAGACGTGCGCCGAGAACGTGTCTTTTTCGAGATTCATCTGGATGACAGGAATGCCATTAGCGCCGGAAGCGGTCACAGCACCGTCGCCCGATCCACCGGTCGAACCGAAGTCAATGTTCATGGCCGACACGTATTCAACCCAACCACCGCCAACTTTAATGGGAATATCACGGGTGTAAGTTACACTCGTTAAGGGCTGACGAATGATCTGATCGCGTTTCTCAAGCTCGCTCTGGAGATAAACGCCGCCATTGGCGATAGCGCTATCTTTGAACGTGCGAACGGTGCGTGAATCGTTAAAGCGGGCAATGCCATTACGACCAGCCCCGCCGTGCCGGGAAACAACGCCGCCATCAAAAGTTCCTAAATTCCTCATATTACCTCCTATTTACTTGAACTGCCTCGTTACGCATTTGCAACTTTGGCGTGTGTACTTTCGTAAATCGCCTGTCCTTCTTTGAGTTTTGCAAGGATCTTATCCTGGAATGTTCGAGCAAGGCTGATACTGGCCTGCATTTTTTTCGATATTGCAATCAGTAAAACAATATTGGCCATAGTCTTTTCGGGCTTGTCGGCAATCTTGCTTATACGTTGTATATCTTTTTCAACTGAACCTTTTAGGATTTTGATCATCTTTTCTACCATAACAATTGACGCTTTTCTAATCTTTTCTAAAGCAGACCTGCTTTTTTCTTTAAGTTTTTCCATTGCATCATCGTTATGTTTTTTGCACCTGAGCTGTGTTCTTTTAACATCGGCATCAATGCGTTTTAAAACCTCTCGGCTGTCTCGAATATATGATCTCATCTTGCAAACTCCTTATCTTGTGCCCGTGATTGCAGTCCACGGTTTACGGGCGTTTTTCATTTTTTCGCCAAAGTGTTCAGCCGCCTCTCTGTCTATGTCTTTTGCCTCTTTAAACAAATCACGCCCCTTTGCCATGAAGCCACTTGCACCTTTGAGCTGTATTTTTTCAAGCAACCATGTCAAACCAGCGCAAAGTTTTTCGAGCAGGAATAAACCAAGCTGTGCCTCACGACATGCAAGCCAGCACCTGAAATAAATGTATTCTTTCGGTAAGAATGTAATTGTGTCGAAGGCAACAACAGCCAGTTTTCTTAAGATGTCGAAGCACAACTTTAAAAGTTTGCCGATCGCACTGGCAATCTTTCCGACCAACCCCTTTGCTTCAGCGACATTACCATCCGCATCAAGATGACGACAGCGCCGCCTCATACTTTTGAGATATTCATCATATCCGTCGCAACAATACATATTCACCCCACTTTAACGATCTGCCAATTTGTTTGCAGTGTTATTTATTGCTGATACAGCAGTTTTAATTGCCATCGCAGAAAGTGCAATAGCCACAGCCCACTTAAGGGCACTGACTAGGAATAACCCCACCTTTACAAGTGCGCTTGTATTAGGAGCCTCACCTTTTGCCGTCGCTTTTGAAATTTCAACTTTTGCTTTTTCTGCCGCTTTGGTTGCGTCGTTTATATCTTTCTGGAGATGGTTCAAATTGTTATTGAGATCTTTTTGTAAACCTTCAACCTTCTTTTGTTGGCCGGAATCGTTAGAAATAGCGGCTTTTGCCTTCTCAGCTTTCAGCTCTTTGGCCATTCTTTTTACATCTATGAGGCGCTTTCGGCACTTATTCACAAGGTCAATCTGATCCTGAGATTCTGCGTGTTCTTCGAGCTTATCAAGCATGGTCTCAGTCTCTTTAATAACCTTCGGATTCTTTTCAAGCCACACTTTCAGTTCTTCTTTTGATTTCGGAAATTTGGCAAGGATCGTTACAAGTTTCTTTTTTACATTCATTTCAATTTCCTGTGATTTCTTTGGTATAACTGAAAGTGCGTTTGATTTCTTTGGAACTACGGCCAGAGCTGTTGACTTGTCCGGCTGTTTTTCTTTTTTGTCACCACCGAAATTAAGAAGCCCCTGCGCCGGGTTCGGCTCTTCTTTTTTCCGCCTTCGTGCATCTGTATGAAGGCTTGTAAGCATGTCGCGTTTGCGCTCTATGCGGCGCATTATCTTACGTCTGATTGAATCGTATCTCATTTGCTTACAACCTCCAGTATCTCATTTGCTTACAACCTCCAGTGGAGTTTTGCGCGGACGGCCTACCGGGTTCTTTGGTGGCTGTGGCTTCTTCATGTAGTCAGGAAGAGGTGGACGGCCTACGGGTCGTTTCGGCATACTGTATTTATAGGCGTTTTCTTCACGCTTACGGAGTTCAGCGGATATACGCCGGATCTTGTCAATGTTTGTGATTACAAGGGAAATGAAGGTCAGAACAGCACCAATAACAATCAATACTTTCTTTACGGTGTAATCACAAACATT